AATCTCTTAACAAAGATGAAGCTCAAGAAACTCTGAATATATTATCCCAGACCCAAACAGGACTAGAGATAGAGGAATACAATCTTCCTTTAGTAGATGGTCTTGGGCGTGACCCAGACCTACATTAATTATGTATAAATAACTCTATAAGAGGAGTATATTATATGGTTGGATATGGTACAAGTAATCATTTTATGGGACTGGACGGATTTGTTTGGTTCACAGGTGTAGTTGAAGATAGGAATGACCCAGCAAAACTAGGTCGAGTTCGTGTTCGTTGTGTAGGATTTCATACAGAAAATTTAAACGATATACCCACAAAAGATTTACCGTGGGCTCATGTCATGCACCCTGTTACTGACCCATCTATGCAAGGAATGGGCACTACTCCTACTTTTCTTGTTGAAGGTACTTGGGTTATGGGGTTCTTCCGTGATGCACAGGAAAAACAACAACCTATCATCATGGGTTCTTTGCCTGGCGTTCCTAGTTCTACTGCTGATAGCTCTAAGGGGTTTAATGACCCTAATGCAAACTACCCTAATACTAAAATACCACACTCAGCCCATACAACTGGTGAGTCGGATACTAATCGTCTTGCAAGAGGTGGTGCAGATGCAGAAACACACCAATCCCTTATTGACAGAAGAGCTGGAAGGATAGCTCAAGAATCTTCAGGTGTAGGATTAGCACGTTCAAGTACAGGTGGTGTTCCAATTGCAACCAAACCACATATGGGAAAAGATAGTCCCTCTATAAAATTAGAAGCAAAAGATGAGAGAACCTATTGGAGCGAACCAAACCCACAAGGAGTACCTACAAGTGCATCACAATATCCAAACAATCATGTTTTTGAATCTGAGTCTGGACACATCTCTGAAATAGATGATACTGAGGGTGCTGAAAGATTATATAGAGAACATAGGACTGGTACATTTGAAGAAATACACCCAGATGGTTCAAGAGTTACAAAGGTTGTGAAAGATGAATATGAAATTGTTTATGGTGATAAAAGTGTATATGTAGCTGGAAATGTAAATCTTACAATACAAGGTAATGTTAGACATCTCATACAAGGAGATTATGTACAAGAGGTTGAGGGTGATTATACTTTAAAAGTTGGTAAGAGTATGTCTACAAAGATAGGTTCATTGGGTGATGGTCATTATGAGTTGGATATATTAGGCACACACTCTTATAGAATTGGCGGAAGTTTACTTGGTCATATAGGTACTGGGGGTGATACAGGTAATAACAATCGTAATATTCAAATTAAAGGTGATGATAGATTGACAGTTGGTGGAGTATATTCTTCTGAGATTTCAAAAGAAGCATCAATATCTGCTGCTAGTTTAATTTTAATTGGAAGAACAAATTTAGCATTAAGTCAAAATACTTCTTCTGGGTTTATTAATATTGATGCAGGCGGTAAGTTAAATACAAGAATTACAGGAACAGTAAATGAAACTTATGTTAGTACATTAACAACTGCTATTACAGGAGCTGTATCCGAAACTTATGGTGCTGGTCAAACAACTACGATTACTGGTGACCAAACAACTACAACCACAGGAGTTATTAATCTAAACTAATGGCACACGAATTTAAAATAATGGATACTACAGGAACAATCACAACCTATACGGATTATGATAGCATACCACTTGCGTCATTACTCCATGTGATTAGTTTTATACCAGATATTGGTACACTTGTACATGGTAATGAAATATTAATAGAAACAGATACTCTTGATTCTGGTGAAACAGATAAGTTTGTTACGGAGTCTACCTTAACAAGTATTGAAGTTGAACTTGAAACAGCGACTTCTACAGGTGGGCTTCTTTTAGAAACTGGTGATGATGTCAGAATGGAAGACATAACACGTTTAGAAGAAAGAACTGTTACTGATGGAGTTAATATAGTTTTAGATGGGTCAGATAGTTCTTCTGCAAATGCTGGGGGTAATTTAATCGCAGAGTTTGCTAATGGGAGACATAGATTAGTTCCAGAAAGTTTTGCAACTGGGTCAGAAAACCATTTGGTATTCGAAACCTCAGAGGATAATGTTCCAGATAATCATTACCACCCAGTAATTGATGCTCACCATGAAGAAGGTGACGGACATACAGAAGAACAACACAGAGAGATTGCATTATGGAGTTACAAATTAAATTTATTACTTACACAGGAGGATATAGCAAATGGGTAGAGCAGTAACATTCAAAGGTGCAGCCGATATTCCAGATTGTGGTGGTATGGTTAGATTTGGTGCTAGTCTTAATGTAAAGGTTGGTGGTATTGGAGTGAGTAGAGGCGGAACAACAGCAGTTAGTGGTGATGGTGATTTAAATACACCTCATGCAGCTTTTGTTCTAGATTGTGGGCCTCATGCAACTGCAATAACTGTTGGTTCGTTAAAAGTTAGAGTAAATGGAAAAGGGTGTGGTCGTATGGGAGATGATGTAGGTGGAGGCGCTTGTACTGCTGTTGCAGAAGGTCACCCAAAAGTATTTGCTGGATAATAATAGGAGAAGAATATGGCAAGAGTTAATCCAATAATAGCAGTAGGTTGTGGCGTAAGTGCAGACCTTAGTGCTGCATTATCGTCAGTAGATAATTTAATTACTGATATACTAAATGGAATAGGAGATATTACTGGAGCAATCTCAGATGCAGTATCAAGTGCATTAGATGCTGTGGGAGTTGCATTAGGTAAAATGCTTCCAGACCTATCTGGTATAATTCCAAGTATTAATTTTTCAGCAGGGATAGAATCACTTTTAGGTTTGGTTGAAGGTTCATTGGAATATGCTGCTAAACTTGCTGGACTTATACTTGACTTTGGTGAAGCTATTTTAGGAGCAGGATTAAATATATTTGATATGATTGCAGATGCCGCTGGTGCATTGTTAAAAGGATTGAATCCTTGTGGTGCGTTATCATCAGATTTTAGTAAAGCTGCAGATGGAAGTGTATCATCAAAAGTAGTTGCAGCACAATTCTCTCAAGGATTAGAACAAGTTACAGAGATTGTATCACCAAAAACTATAATAAACAAAATTATAAAACCAGTACAGGCCAAATTAAATATAGCAGTTGCTCCTTCGTTTGTTGGTGGTAATAGATTATTAAAGAATTTGGAAAGTAATATTCAGACTACTGAGGATAATGCTAAGTTTATTGAAGAAAATAATAAAAAGGTAAAATTAAAATTTGATTCATTACAAGACGCTTGGTTAAAAGGTGATATAGAATAGAATAACTTGTATAAATAATACAAACTAGGAGTCCATTAATATGTCTGCATACAAAGATGCACAAGCCAATAATGACATCACCAGAAATGTCAGACAATATACTGACTTGGATTTAAATTTTACTAGAAAAAGTTCTAATTCAGATGTAAATAAAATTACAGATGTGCAAGCAGTTAAAAGATCTCTTCGCAATCTTATTTTACTTAACTATTATGAAAAACCTTTTCACCCAGAAATTGCTGGTGGTATAAGACAAATGTTGTTTGAAAATATGACACCAACAGTTTCTATTATTATTTCTAAACAAATAGAACAAGTAATTGCAAACTATGAACCAAGAGCAAGACTTGTTGGAATTAGAGCTATTCCAAACTATGATAGAAACTCATATGATGTTAACATAGAATTTTATGTAGTAAACGCACCTACTGAATTAGTAGATATGTCAGTTATGTTAGAGAGGTTACGTTAATGGCAACAAACGATAAAAGACTTAGAGTTACGGAGTTTGACTTTGATGGTATTAAAGACAATCTCAAAATATATTTAAAAGCACAAACAGAATTTAAAGATTATGACTTTGAAGGTTCTGGTATGAATATCTTATTAGATACTCTTGCGTACAACACACACTATCTTGGTTTCAATGCAAACATGTTAGCAAACGAAATGTTTTTAGATAGTGCGGCACTTCGTTCAAGTATTGTATCTCATGCAAAGATGTTAGGTTATGAAATATCCTCACCAAAATCACCACGAGCAACAATTAACATATCTCTCACAACATCTAAGACAACTGCAACTATGTCAGCAGGAACTTCTTTTACTACGACTGTAGATGATGTAAGTTATCAATTTGTAACTATTGCAGATGTGACAGGAACAAATACAGGAAATGCTGTTCCCTTTGACAATACTGTAATTTATGAAGGAACATATCTTACTTCAAAGTATCTTGTGGATACTTCTGATATAGACCAAAGATTTATTTTAAATGACCCTAGAGTTGATACTACTACTCTTACTGTACAGGTACAAACTTCTGCTTCCGATACAACTACTACAACGTATACAAAGGCTACAGACATATCACAATTGTCTAGGTCAAGTACTGTATATTTTTTACAAGAAATTGAAGCAGGAAGATTTGAAGTATATTTTGGTGATGGTGTTGTAAGTCAATCTTTATCAGATGGTAATGTAGTTTCTTTAAGTTATGTGGTTACAAATAAAACTTTAGCAAACGGTGCTTCATCATTCTCATCACCTTCTGCAATTGATACTGTTACCGATATTACTATCACGACTGTTGCAAATGCTTCAGGTGGAGCGGAAGCAGAA